TAAGCCTCGTTTTACCTCAGAAGGAAATTGTGCCATGTCTAAACGTGGAACAAGCAATCTGTTCGACCTTAGTCGAAGATTTTGCCATGAGTCTTTTCTTTACCGTGTTCTTCGAGACCTAGGTCAGTATACCGACCTAGCTGATCTTGGCCCGCTGGTTTCCAAACCATCGGAGTTGAGGTCTCGCGTTTCCGAAGAAGTCGCTTTAGCAGAATTGCAACTAAGCGACGGTGGATTTACACGCTATGTAATTATGCGTCAGATCGAAGCCTTGATTAAGAAAAACAAGGATTTCGCGCCGCTTAGTGCGGCGACTCGGCGGGAGAACTCTCTCGCTAAGTTCTGGTATGCTGAACGTAGATGCGCTCGCGCGAATCGACGTCTTAAGCATTACAGTCGTCACTGGAGTCGTGCGCCTCTGGCACACGAGATACTCAATACGGCTGCTAGCATTTCACATAGTCTGCTCGGTAATTTCGCCGAGTGTGAGCAAGATATACTTGCTTCGTGTACTTTTACCAATGGTGCAAGTTACGCGGAAAAGGCGTCGTTAGATCTTAGCCTCGCGGCTAAGCTCTCTCGCGACGGTACTGTCACGCAGCTTGCTATTCCTCACCTCCTTGACTACTTAAGGGCTAGCCCCGGTCTAACTCAGATGTTATTGAGCCAGAACCGTGCAGTTGAGATTGTGGATGGGGACAGAGTTAGTTTCGTCCCGAAGAACTGGGATGTTGACCGCGTAATAGCGGTGCAGCCGAGTTGGAACGTCTTCCTCCAAAAGGGAGTTGAGTCCGCTCTCCGGTTAAAGCTTAAGACAGTTGGCATAGATATAAGGGATCAGTCCCTGAATCACGTGCCAGCGGCCATTGGCTCCATTGACGGTACGTACTGTACTGTTGACCTGTCTAACGCTTCGGATACGATATCAACCAGTGTGGTTGAGATGTTCCTTCCCGCCGATTGGTTTTGCTTTCTCGACGCTTTACGCGCGAAAAAGTTTATAATCGACGGGGAGTGGCACGAGTATGAAAAGTTCTCCGCAATGGGGAACGCATTCACGTTTCCACTCGAAACGTTAATATTCTACTCTATCTGTAAGGCTGTAGCCTCCTATCATGGTGTTGAGAACTCAATGTTACAGGTTTACGGGGACGACATAGTTGTCCCTTCTATCTGTTACCCGCTACTTTGCGAGGTCCTGCTTTACGCAGGCTTTGAGCCTAATCGAGCCAAGTCATTTATGTTTGGCCCGTTTAGAGAGACATGCGGGTGCGACTTCGTTAACGGAGTCGACGTCCGCCCTGTCTACATGAAACAAGCTCCAAGCAACGTCCAAGATTGTTATGGACTTTACAACAGGTTACTGTTGAATAAGCTAGGACTACGTTTCCCCAGTACACTGAGCTATTTGCAGGGACTGATCGATCGCCCGTTTTACGGGCCCGGTTATCTCCTGCGTGGTGAAGAGTATACCCGATGGTATGCCGGAAAGTCCGTTGATTTCAACGGGTACTTCATCGGTAACCCACCTGACAACCGCGTTTATGACATGGAACTGTACACATATTATTATGAGTACAAGAAAGTGTCTTCGCGCGGCAGCAAGGTGAAGGGCGTCCCGGGGGCCTGTCTTTACCGTGCCTTTTTACAAGGTCGTGGTGAAGAGCAGACATGTACC